CCCACCGCGATTAACTCCAACTCTCTTCTCTCCCGCCTTGGCGATACGGGTGCGTCGGTATCAAGAGACGAAATAGCACAAGCTGCGGAGCAGATGGCAAAACTCGGCATCCGCATTTAATTGGGAGATTAAGAAATGGCTGTTGGAAATACGATAACAGATTCATTAGCCGACTCTATTCCCACGATGATTGCCTCGGCAAGAATTGTGAGAGAGTTTGCTGGTGTTATGCCTAACCTCGTCGATAGGCAAAGACTCGACGAAAATACTGGAACAGTCTGGAACGAGGTTTCGATGGCGAAACTATCAGCTCAGGCCGTTACCGAAAATACAGAACTAGACAACCCTCAGCAGATGGAAGACACGCTGTTCTCAATAACCCCTACGGTTATCGGAGTTCACACCGTCATCACCGACAGGGTTGCTTTGAGAATTAGCGCCAACGCATATGCCCAGACAGGGTCACTTGCACAGAACGCTATTGAAAGAAAGAAAGACCAGGACGGACTGACTGCTATCGACGGTGCGACAACCGCACTCGGCGGAGCAAACGCTCTGGACTCTGGTGAAATTGCAGCGGCAGCTTACAGGATTACCTCAAACACAACTGAGCCAGCTCCTGCCAATGCTCCGATTCACGCCGTCCACCACGGATTTTCCTTAAAGGACATCGACGATGAATTGATAGCAGCAGGCGTTGACCAAAGCAGTGGTGCGCCCTTGACTGCTGGCGTTGCCGTCGAGGCCTACCAGAACAGGTACAGGGGAACAATCGCCGGGGCAAGACTGTATGAGGATGGAAACATCACCATCAGTTCAAACCTTGCAAAAGGCGGAGTCTTCTCGCAGATGGCTCTGGTATTAGTTGAAGGCAGGTCTCCATATGTAGAGACCAAGAGAATGCCTGAATTAGGCGGCGGAGCAACTGCTCTGTATCACTACGATGAGTATGCCTACGGCGAGAGATCGTCAGGCAACTGGCTGTATGAAGTACAGGCTGACGCTACTGCACCAACAAGCTAATGAATCTGCGTCGTATGGCGTGGACGAATGAGCGTGGACCCATTCCGAAAGGATGGATTATCCACAATATGAATGGTGATATGGAGGATAACAGGCTTGAGAATCTTGCCTGTATCCCCAGAAAAACAGGAAATATATCAGAAGTAGTCGCTCCCTACAGGGAACGTATAAAAAAGCTGGAGCTACAGCTACAGCGGGAGAATAAATAGACATGGCACAAAGTGGATACGGAAAAGTAAGTATTTTTGAAGACTTCCTTGCAGGCGAGGATATCGTTGCTGCAACAGCAGCATCCAGATCATTTGGTGGATCAGGACTCAGGGTAATCGGACAGGGAATCGCTGAGAATGACTCAGGTATTACTGTCGGTGAGTCTGACGGCCTTAACGGTGTTGGTATTCTAACGACGACCAACGAAGACGCACATAGCTGTGGTCTGACAACCGGCAAGGTTTTTGATGTTGGAAAGATGGCCCCTATAAATATTGAGTGCAGGGTTCAGTTTCCTGATCTCGACACCAAGGCATTTTATTTCGGCCTGACCGATGTTAACGACGATACCACGATTCTTGAGGGCAACAACCTGGTTGCATCAGGCGCAAGCCTGACCCTTTCAGCATCTGATTTATGTGGCTTTTTGATTGATGCAGAGGCTACTGATGACGAGGACTGGATCATGGTTTACAACGGTGGAACCACCTCGGGTGAGACCACAATTGCAAACATCGATGCCGACAACGATGCCGTTGCGGGCGAGTGGGACGTTCTGAGACTGGAAGTTTCAATCAACGGAACTGCCCGATGGTATGTCAATGGCGTTCTAAAGCAAACAGTAGAAGGTGCAGTATCAACGAGTACAGACCTTGCTGTGCTGGCAATGATTGAGGCAAGAAGCGCTGCAATTGAGTATGCGTGGATTGACTACATAGCAATCGAGGCCAACAGAGACTGGACTGAGTAGGAGCTTTTAGTGGCAGCACTTGTTGAACTGGCCACAGCGGAAATATGGAGTCATGAGCCTTGCTGGCATATCAGTGAGATAAACCGGCAGGCTCCTGATTCCTCGGGCGCTAGAAGGTACCAGACGATAACGGTTATCAGGAATGATCGAAAGGTCAAACTTGAGAGAGACCTCGGCGATGCCCGCCTTTTCGGTGAGGAGTTCCAACTAATCCTTGGAGTTCCTGACGGCACAGGTGGCGGAGAGGCTCTTTATACCGTCGAGGAAGGTATTCGCCTCGCACAGGAGATGAACCTTACGCCGCCCCCTAAAACCGAAGTTAAGCCCAGAAACTGGAAAAAGATTTTCTGGGATAACGTGGAAGAAAGAAACAAGTGGATGAAGGGTCAGAGTACGTTTGGCCCCGACTATAAGAAGGAGCGAACCCGTTGACACAGGAAAAATCTATTCACGAACAACTCAGAGACGCAGAGGCAGCCGACGAGCCTGGAAACATGAAGGCTGGATCTGTTGTTGGCAACAGCAATGGAATGACAATGACAGCAGCCGAACTCCAGAGCGCAGGTTACGTCTACGTCTATGACAACAGGACGGGAGATCGCTCGGTCGTTAACCGGAATATGCTTGAGCAGCAGCTCACCAAAAGAAGGGACGACGGCACATATGCATTTACAACAACGAAGCCAGAATTTGAAAGGCAGTACGGACACTTAAAGTGCCTTCTCCATAAGGACGATCCCAACAGGGGAGAGTACGACCGGATGGGACTTGCCTACTGCACAAAGGACAATTTAACCGCATCACATGATCTGAGGGTCCATATGCAAAAGCGTCACAGGCGTGAGTGGGCAACGATAGACGGTGAGCGAATCGATGAGGAAAGACTCAGGGAGAGGGCGAGGCAGGACAATCTTGCCGAGGCCATAAAGCTCCTTGCGGAAAGAGACACCCAACCAAGTAATAAAGGGATGAAAAATGGCCAAAAATAATTTTTCTCCAATTAAAAATGCCCTTGTTACCCATGCGGTAACCAGCTCGGCAACGTCACTGACGGTACCTGACGGTGGGGCAAACTATGCAGAGGGCTACGTTAGAACAAACAGCGTTGTAGAAACGCGCGATGGAACTGCTCCAACGACCAGCAAGGGAACCCAGTGGGACGCCGGTGATATTATTACCCTGCGATCTGCCGATGAGGTAAACGGGTTTCAGGTCATAAGGCAAAACGCATCAAACGCTGCGACCATCGACTTCCAGTTCTACAACAAAGTTCCAGGAATGAATTAAGATGGCGGGCGTACTATTACCCGGAAGTTCTAAGCCTGGTAGCGGTGATATAACCGGAGTTACCGCAGGAGACGGATTGTCAGGTGGAGGAGATAGTGGTGGCGTAACAGTAACACTTGACCTTAACGAGCTGACAGCAGCGGCAGTTGCTGATGGCGACTTTATTCCAATAATAGACACCAATGATTCCAATGGCTCAAGAAAAGAAGCTGTGCATGACCTTGCTACTTTGTTTTCAGGTACAGGACTTACAGCTACAAATTCTGTTATTGCTGTAGATGCATCACAAAGTCAGATAACTACTGTAGGTGCCTTGGATTCGGGGTCTATTACTTCAGGGTTTGGAGCAATAGATAACGGGACATCGAATATAAGGACAGCCACATTCACAGCAGAAACGGCAGTTGTTCCAGACGCTGCAAGCGGTGCGACTCTAGGTACAACGTCGCTGGAATGGGGACATCTTTATATAGGTGATGACCAGAAAATATATCTTGGTGACGGGCAGGATGTCAGCCTTGAATATGACGAGGATGGTACGGATGAATTAAGAATTTCTGGTAATACGGTATTTGAAAATTCGGTTGACCATACCTTAGATGCTCATTTTGATTCATCCCCCGCCGATGAAACGGTATCGGGTATCACAGCCACATTCACAGCAGGTGAGGACCTTGTAAGAGGTGAGGTCGTTTACTTTAAGGCCGGTGATTCCAAGATGTGGAAAGCGGTTGCTTCAGCAGCAGGTACCATGCCTGTCGCTGCTATGGCAGCAGCAGACATATCGGCAGATGCTA